ACTTTCTTTTACAACTATTTCTAATAAGTTTCCGTCACCGTCTCTTTTACATACATATTGATTTAACGGAAAAATTCTCATTGTACCTTTTTTAGGTAAATGACATAAAACATTACCACCAACAATTAAATGTTTAATAGCTTCAAAGATTGGTACTCTAATTGCAAGTGACTCAATCTTAGCCATAACTTCACGTTCAATTTGCGCTAATGATTTTTCAATAGCAGTTTTAAGTTGTGGTTGTTCTTGTACTTGTTCTTTAGCTTTGCCTTGTATCGCTAATCTAAAAAATGGTTGATTTGGGGGAAGTAATAATAGTAAGAGTTTACTAGCTAAGTTGTTAACACCTCTACTTCCTACTGATTGGAAGGGGCTATAAAAATCCTGTGTAGGAGTAAATGAATTTTCTGGAATTAAAGTCGGTATAGTCAATTCAGAACACTCACGACTTCTCTCTAAAAAATGTTCTCTTTTTTCTGACAGAGAATTGTATCGGCTTTCTGCTGAATTATTTAAATTTTCTGTCATCATTAACGTCCTATACTATTGGCGTATTAGTGCTGCCAGGAATATTCAAATCAGTTTGCATAGCTACTGTACCTTTTTTAGACTTCTTCTTTTTTGCTATTTCCATAGCGTCTTCAGAAGCTAGTTCGATAGTAGGTGCTAATTCATCACCAGATGAAACTGCTTGTCTTACTGGTGTAACTGGTTCTTGTTGAGTTACTTGTCGTCCTCCACCCATACACATAATTATTTCTCCTTTTTAATATTGAGGTATCGTTAAATCAGATGTTTGACTTGTCGTAATATCTGATGATTGCGATACACTACTTTTCTTTTCTGGTTTCTTCACCGGAGTTTTATCTATCTCTGGTGGATTGTCTTTTGGATTCATAATGTTTCCATCGACATATTTAATATTAGGGTCAGGTCGTGTAATGACAGGTGCTTGTTTTGTCGATGATATACACATATTACTTTTCTCCTAATAAATTATTTTCACTTCTATTTTTTAATTCAATTAACCAATTGACTACACTTCGTTGTCCTGCCTTAAACCAAACAGTTCTTTCACTGTCTTTTAAGTCAGCACTTTTTTCTGGAAAAACTTTGTCTAAAGTCTTAACAAGTTCTTCCACTGTGTAAGGTAATTGAATGTCGTCTAATGGATTCATATTGTTTTCCTTCTAATATGGGTACTATTTAACCCCACAAATCTCCTGTCATGCTTCCTTTTGCATATTCAGTAGCACGATTTTCAAAGAAATTTGTATGTTCTACGCCATTTAAAACCCAATCAAGCCACGGTAATGGATTGTCTTTGACAGCAAAATTAGGTTTTAATCCTAATTGTAATAGTCTTCTGTCAGCTATATGACGTATGTATTGTTTTATTTGGTCTGGCTCTATGCCTTCTACTCCACCTTGTTCGAATGCTAAATCAATAAATTTATCTTCTAATGATACCATGTCTCTAGCAACATCGTACAAAGTTTTCTTAAAGTCATCGTTCCAAATATGTTTGTTCTCATCTATTAACGCATGAAATAATTTTATCATGTTATCAACGTGATGACTTTCATCTCTTATGGACCAGGTAACTATCTGGCACATTCCTTTCATCTTACCAAATCTTTGAAAATTTAATAACATTACAAAAGAAGCAAAGAGCTGCAATCCTTCACCAAATGCTGAGAACGTTGCAAGGTCTCTAGCCATACCTTCAACACCATCACCTTTATTTCTAAAAAGATAATCGTGTTTATCTGACATAGCTTTGTATTCTTGAAACGCTTTGTATTCACTATCTGGTAATCCAATTGTATCATTTAATAATGAATAACTGTGTGCATGATTAGCTTCACTTGTTGCAATTGCAGACAACATCATTCTAATTTCTGGTGGTTTAAATTTAGGAATATAATTATCAAGGTACGCTTGAGCAATGTCGACATCACCTTGCGTAAAGAATTTTAATATTTGTGTTATAAGATTCTTTTCCTTTTCGTTTAGTCGTTCATTCCAATCTCTTACATCTTCTGCTAATGGTACTTCACTAGGTAGCCAGTGCATTTTTTGTTGTTGGTCGTAAGCTTCGAAAGCCCACGGATATTGAAACGGTTTGTAATATTCTCTTGCTTTTAATAAACTCATGTAAGTAGTTCTATCCCTTCTATTAAAATTATGATTGCTAATTCTACAGCTAAGACTGTGTGATACACTGTCCACAATACTGTCTGTTTATTTTTTTTATGACAGCTACAACACTTTTTCTTTTTTGGTTTATCCATGTCATCAAATATACTGCTGTCTGTCATTTGCCTTGTCCTCTATATCTCATTTGTTTTTTATTCCTTCCTTGTCTTTTTTTCTTGTTCATCATACTGGTACTTTTTTTTCTACCAATACTCGTCTTTTTAAATTTAGCCTTAGTTTCGTGTTCGACTGCGTTTAATAAATTGTTTTTCTTTTTTGCCATACATTATGCGTGACAAGCTAGACACTCTTCACCCTCTGCGTCTGGTCTCACTATCCTTTCAATTTTAGTTGATATAATTTCTGCTCTTTTAATTGCTTCTGAACGACAATAATAAAGAGTCTTTAATCCTTTTTTCCATGCAGACAAATGTAACAAATGTAAATCTTTAATGTTAACATCTGCCGGTACAAATATGTTTACACTTTGCGACTGACAAATATGTTTCTGTCTGTCAGCAGCTAGTTCAACTATCCAACGTTGGTCTATTTCAATAGCTGTAGCAAACACATCTTTTTCCCAATCAGATAATTCTTTTAAATGTCTAACTGAACCACGTTTTGCTAATATACTTTTCCATGTAGTTTCGTTGTCTATGTTTTTCTCTTTTAATAATTGTTGTAAATATTTATTCTTCATTAAAAAAGTACCACTCATAGTTTTTTGACTGTAAACGTTTGCTCTTACTGGCTCGATTGATGGGCTTGTGCTACCACAAATAATACTACTTGTTGCGTTAGGTGCGATAGCTAGTAAGTGTGCATTACGCATTCCAGTTCCAACCATGTCTGGTGCTTCACCTCGTTCTTCAGCAAGTTGTCTTGATGTTTCTTCAGCTTGTTTTTTTATGTGTGCAAAAATAGTATTGTTTTGCGCTTTAGCTAAAACACTTGCGAAAGGTATTTTTTTACTTTGTAAATACGAGTGGAAACCCATTGTCCCCAATCCAATACTACGCTCACGCATAGCTGAATACTTAGCACGGCTAAGAAAATCACTAGCGTTATTAATAAAATACTCCAATACATTATCGAGGAAACGAACCACATCAGGTATGAAGTGTAAGTCATTTTTCCATTCATCATATTTTTCTAAATTAAGAGAAGACAAACAACACACGGCTGTTCGTTCTTCATTTGTTGGTAATGTTATTTCACTACATAAGTTTGAGTGATGTACTTTTAATCCAATTTTCTTCTGAGACTCCGGCAAAGACCTTTGCACTGTGTCAATGAAGCAGAGATAAGGTTCACCAGTTGCCACTCTAGTCTCAAGAATTTTTTGCCATAATTTTTTAGCAGAGACTTTTCTAACAACTCGTTTTGTGTGTGGGTCAATAAGTTCCCAAGTATCATCGGAACCAGGATTAGTAGTGCAATTGTCAATAATAGACATAAACTTATCACTAACGTTAATACCATGATGAAGGTTAAGACATTTACGATGAACGTCACCCCCACTTGGTTTACGCATTTCAATAAACTCTTCAATTTCTGGATGAGATATATCTTGATATGCAGCATAGCTTCCTCTTCTAGTTTTTCCTTGTGAGAACGCTAACATTTCTGAGTCAACTACGTGCATGAATGGTATTGAACCAGTAGATATAGAGCCACCAGAAGTTTCAGTTCCGTCACTTCTTATGTGTCCCCAATGTCCACCGATACCACCACCCACTGTAGCTAACCAAGCATTCTCTGTGTAGTGTTCTGTTAATCCTATTCGACTATCTGGTACGTAATTTAAAAAGCACGAAATAGGCATTCCTCTTTTAGTACCACCATTAGTTAAAATGGGAGTAGAAAACATAAACCATAGATTAGAAGCATAAGAATATATTCTGTCAGCCATAGCAGTATCATCCGAAAATGTTTTTGATACTCTATAGAAAGCGTCTTGAGGACTGTTCTCGTCTTCAGTCAAATACCTATCTTTTAAAATTCTCAAGCCTGCGTCTGTCAGTAATGCGTCCTTACTATAGTCCATATTTATTTCCCTTCTAAATTTAAATTTAATTGTTGATTGTCTTTCGTTTCTTTTTCTATAATCATGTCGATATACCGTTTAGCTTTTTCTAAATCTTGAATGCCATTCTTTTGTTTCCAACGCATTACGTATTTAATGACGTTGGCTTCACCAAACGGTATGTTGTTTTCCATAATGAAAGTTATTGGTTCTATCTTCCATTGTGTGTAGTGAGGTGGTTCTTTAATTATATCTGCCATTGCTTTACCTCACCTGTACTCATGTTGTAGTCACCGTGTCTTAATATTCTAGCAACTCTAGCTTGTTGCAAAGCGTCATGTTCAAACAAACCTTGTTTCTCATATGCTTTAACAACAAGTTCCCATTGCTTTCTTAATGGTAACTTTTTATCTTTTAATATTTTTTGTGCTGTAACTTTACCGATACTAGGACAGCCAGAAAAACCATCTACGCTATCACCAGTTAAAGTTTGTATTAAATGCCACCAGTCACATTCAGTTTTAGAACGTTTTACAATTGTTCTACCATCTTGAGAAAGTTTACCTGGAATTTGTTTTAGGTCTTTATCAAGTGAACAAATAATACGTTCTTCTTTTTTCTGAGGTTGTGTTGCTAGTATGCCTAGTACATCATCAGCTTCTAAATTAGGATAATAGATTGCGCCATACTCATCTATTAACCATTTTCTAATTGCCCCTAATATTAAAGGTTTACGTTTTTCTTTACGATTATCTTTGTAGCTAGGTAAGACATCTTTTCTAAAATTATTAGAATCAGTCAGTGCAATTGTAATACTATCAGCGTTAAGATTTGTTTTTAAATCTTCTATCTCGGATAGTGCGAGATACTTTCCTTGCTCTTCGTCAGCGTGTAGTGTCCATACCGTTGAGTCTTCCCACTTAATACTATGTTCACTCATAGTAGAAGCTTTGTACGCAACGATGTCACCGTCTATTAAGAGTCTTCTCTTCATGGATTATATCCTCCTACGGATTGGTTATGTTAAATTTTTTGATTGGAATAATTCTTTTAAAGGAATCAATATGCACTTACTTGCATTGTGGTCTCCAATCATTTTGTAATTATCTTTAAACTTATCAGCTATCTTTTTTAATTTTGGTACATCAAATATTAATTTACAATAATCTTCTTTACCTATTGATAATATATGTACCCAATAGTCTGCTTCAGTTTTAGATAGACCACTAGGTTTGCCCCAACATTCAACTTCTATTGCAATGTTTCCTGTTTTAGCCCACCAGTCTCTTTCTGTTTTTACTTCTATTTTAGATTTGTCCTGGTCCAACAGAGCTGCAACTTTTTGTTCTCTGTCTTGTCCGTATTTTAAATCTAAATCGAACTTACTATTTTTCATTAGTGTGTTTCACTCCAATTATTTCCTATTTTATATTCGCCAGTTAACGGCACTCGTAATTGGAAATGTTTGCCAGTTCGTTTAATACATTCGACAGCTAACAATCCTATCTCTGTTGCGTCTTCTCTATTACATTCAACTTGAATTTCATCGTGTACCCACAATACTTGTTGAACACCAGAAAAGTTTTTAACAGCTTTGTCAAACTCAACTAACCATTGTTTACAAACGGCTGCGCCTGCGCCTTGCAACAAAGTATTTAATGCACTGAAAGTATTTCTTACTTTAATATGTCTTTTGTCTAGACCTACTAAGTAACCACGTTCAGCAGAAAGTTGTACTTGTTTGATAAGTTTATTTAAAGCAGGTAGTCTATCTAAGAAACGCTTTTTAACTTTCGCAGCTTCTTTATTAGTCTTACCAGTTACCTCTGCAATCTTTCCTACACCTGCGCCATAAAGCCAAGCGTATAAAAATCTTTTACTTTGGTCTCTAGTTTCTAAACCTGCATTGTGT